AAAGTTTCAACGACGTATCGTGCTACTATTACAGAAGCAAATAAAGAGACGGCGTTTAACTGGCTTCGGGACAATGGATTAGGTGATATTATTAAGAACGAGATCTTGGTATCATTTGGTCGTAACGAGGATAACAAGGCAGCAGATTATGCTGAACTTGCGAAGGGTCACGGGTTTCAACCAACACAAAAGATGAAGGTTGAGCCTATGACTCTGAAAGCGCTAGTCCGTGAGCGTATTGAGGCAGGTAAAGAAATGCCAACGGAAATCTTTGGGGTATT